TTTTTTCATTTCTTTTTCTTAGCTGTCTTAGCAGCATCCTTAAAATCCTTAGCTGAAGGAGCACCTTTAGAGCCTACCTTACGCATCTTCTCATTTGAGCCAGCCTTGATACGAGCTTTCTTGGCTTCGATGTTGGCATATAAACCTTGTTTCATTTCTTAGCCTTATTCTTGGCAGTACGTCCGCCACGTTGAGGAAGTGATTTACCAGCTTTTTGCAGTGCAATAGCTACTGCTTGCTTCTGAGGACGACCTTCTTTAACTATCATTCTAATGTTTTTACTAACTGTCTTGTCTGACTTACCTTTAGCTAGTGGCATAATTATGATCCATTCTGATAAGATGTGTTTTGATGAATTTCCATAGTCAGTATAACTGAGAATGTTGAACCTGCTGCTGGAGTAACTGTTACGTAATCATACTCATCCATTACCATGCGTCCTTGATTGAACTGTAATACTTCACCGCCTCCAACTGACTTAGCTCCAGAGATAACAATAGTAGCTGGTTGACTAACATCATGCCATCCTGATGATACCGATGCTGTAGAACCACCACCGTTAGCAATGAACAATAATGTAGCGATAGCTTTACAGCCTTTAGGTACTGTATACACAGTGTTACTTACACCTGCTGTTAAGTTCTTACCAACTGTTAGTTCTCTCATTTAACTGTCCAATGACTTGTTATGTAAGTGATAATACCACCAACTCCAGAAGCAATGACCATACCCATCCAGAATCCGCCTTTAGACTTATTAGCTAACTCTAGCAGTTCTTCCATCCCAGACTCTAGCTTGTCTATTTTCTTTTCCATAGCTTCTACCTGAGCAGTAAGCTTACCGTATTTGTAGAGGTCTACACCGTTTTCTGTTGTCATAATGTGCCTGTAATAAATAATAATTGCCATGAAGCAGGTAAATCTAAAGTAGATACTTCTAAGCTGTTCAAATTAGCTTCTTGTAGTTGTTGTTCTACTTCTGAAACAGTAAAAGCAGCTTTCATAGAGTTATCAAAATCTATTCTAAACTGTTTAAACTTATCTGATGGAGCGTATTCATTCAGAATAGCTGTTCTAGTTTCTAGATCTTCTACTCTGACCATATCCATTATTAATACTTTAGTACCTTCTTTGCCTACTTGTTTTACAGTATCCCAAAGAACACTAGGGTTAGCTAATTGGTGCAGTAACATACTACTAATAATGCCATCATACTTCTGAGTAATAGTTAAGTCAGGTATGTTTCTATTTTCTAAAGTTACATTAGCTGTAATCTTGCTTTTAGCTTTTTCAAGCATGTTAATAGAAGCATCAATACCTGTAAACAATACGTTAGGATATGCAGTAGTTAGACTAGGGAAGTAGTCACCTGAGCCACATCCAATATCTAAAACAGAACCTTCTGAGTTAAGATTTAATTTTGATAAATAAATATTTATAATAGGAGTCTTATCAAACTCAGAGTAAGCATCTACTTGTAGAGGCTCATTCATTACCTCTGTTTCAAGCACTCTTGGCATTTTTAAGTTCCTCTAAATAGTCCATTGTTTTTGTTACGTCAGCATATCCATCAAGTACTAAAGCATTAGGGTAAAATCTTCGTATTAAGTTTTCTTGCAAATGACCAACAGTTTTGCCCTTCCATTGAGCAGCCACTGTTGTTGGTATTAAATTCTTTTTCCAATGTTGTACAGCAAATAATGGAAATCCTACAGCAGCTCCTTCAAGACGCATACCAGCTCCGTGAGATTGTCCATTATGGAGAACTGGACTAGGCTCTAATAAATCTTCAGACGCTCTTACTTTAATTACTTCCACATTAGGATGCTCATGAATAGGTACTTTTGGTTGTGCATGAATTAAATACAATTCAATTTGAAACTGTCCTTTTCTAAAAACACAAACAGCTGTTGCATCATCTGACTTAAATACTTCAACATTCTTTGGAAATAAAAAAGGACAACCAGCTTGTACCCACCAATCATAAAAATCTTCTACGTTATTCCAAGATTCTGGTATTGAGGCAATGTCAAATTGTGTTTTAGTTAATAGATTTCGCATCCTTAACTCCCTCTAATAAATATTCTACAGGTAACTCAGTACCGTTATCTATCCCTGACCAATGCTCAAATCCGTTTTCATCTATTAAAACTTTTATTAATGGTGTGTTGTGTGAATATTGTAAATAAATACTGGTAGCTAATTTACACATCTCAATTTTAGCTTCTTCTATATTTGCACAATCTGTATATTCGCCTGTTACAGGGTTTAATACTTTTATGATTTCTATCACGATATAGCTCCATATCTATTTCCAGTAGCTCCCCACGAAACACTATTTCCATTAAGAGCTACGGCTTTTCCACCTGCTCCAAAAGGTGCAATATAAACAGCAGTTACATAAAGACCTACTGCATTATATCCTGAACCACCTGAAGCACCCCAACCACCTCCACCGCCACCAGTAACTCCTGCACTTGCACTTGCTGAAGAGCCAGCTTCTTGAGGTGCACCGCCATAAGTATCTGCTACTGCTTTTATTGTTGTACCACCACCAGAACCACCTAAACCCGGGTTAGCTCCAGTTGCTCTGGCATTGACTTGTGTTGTTCTAGAAGAAGGGAAAATCCTACCACCTCCTCCAGACCCGTGGTCAGTATAAGATCCAACAGCAAAACTTCCATTAGCACCAGAAGCTCCTAAACCACCACCAGCACCGCCAGCTGTATATGGAGCACCAGTATTCAACGAATTGTAATTCGTACCACCTGTACCACCACCAGCACCACCTGCTCCTCCTAGCGAATTAGATCCGTATTGACCAGTTTGACCTTCGCCTCCGCCGCCACCACCGCCTCCAGCAATATAACTATTGTTAAAAATGGTACAAGAAACACCAAGAGAAATACCAGCTCCTCCATTTTGTCCGCTAGATATGCTGTTATAAGCTGACCCAGTAGCAGAAGCACCATTTCCACCTTGACCCATAATATAACCATTATTGACTAAGGTTACACCATTAGGAAATGATCCATTAATAGTTAAAGCAGCTACGTTAATATCGGTAGAATAAATATAAATACCACTAGCAATAGTTGCAGTAACAGGTGACGATTGATTCCACCCAGCATTTACTGCAAGAGTTCTTAGGTTAGCTTGATTTTGATGAGCTGAAATAGTAAAGTTAAAAGCAGGACTTGCTAATTGTTTACCATAGAAATCACTGAAGCTAATAGCTCCAGTAGGAAATGTACCTGAACCACCAGCAGCTGTGTACCAAGTAGTTCCACGATAAGAATTTAAGTCGTTTCCTCTACCGAACTCAGCATTAATCTGAGCCATTGTTAGAGAACCTGATGATGGTAATGGCATTACTTAGCCTTTAACAGTTCGATTTCTTTTCTCAATTCTACTACTTGCTTTGCTAATTCAATAGCAGCTACAAGAGCAGCGTTACCGTATGCTAATGATAAGTGTTCACCATCTAATACAGACTCAGGAAGAATCTTTTGCATATCCTGAGCAGAAGCACCTACCTGTCTTTCACCTAAATCAATACGAGTATATGTACCGTATTTAACTTTAGCTAAGTCTTCTAAGAATGTAGGAGATAAATCAGCCCAGTCTTTCTTTAAGCGTTCATCAGAGTAAGCTGTTATGTTGCCAGAAGCTGTTATACTTCCAGAGCATTTGATATTACCGCTTCCGTGATTTGTTCCACCAGCAGCAATACCAACAAGTAAAGAACCATTCATAATTTGGTAATGCCAAGTAGCACTATCACCTAAATTCCAATATGGTCCATAACTTTCACTAAGTCTTGCACCTATTGAATTTGCTGTAGTTGCTCCGCTGCCTGCAAGTGCTAAAACACCAGTAAAGTTTAAACCTGTTTGATAAGCATTTGTTATTAATGTTGTAGCTGTTGTTGCAGTCGTAGCAGTAGCAGCATTACCAGTAGTATTCTGATTCCATGTAGGAACAGTACCCGATAAGTTAGCGTATGTGTAGCCTGTACAGTTAGTTAACGTACCGCTAGAAGGAGTACCTAAAGCACCGCCAGTAGAATACTTACCGTTAAATGTATTCCAGTCAGTAGAAGTTAAATAGCCATTAACTGATGTAGATGCAGCAGCCATGCTAATAACACCAGTAGATGATGAGTATGAGACTGGAGCAGTAGCTGAGATAGCAGCTCTTGCGTTTGTATCAGTATACCCTGCTGGTACGTTCTGCCAAGAAGTTGAAGTACCGTTTGTTGATAAGTATTTACCTGAGTTACTTGTTTGAACAGGAAGTACTTTAGTCTCAGCAAGACTTGTTATCCAAGCTGGATCTGCATAAGAACCACTAGAGTAAACACCGTTAGTAACTGTACCTGCATTGCCTGATACGTTACCTGTTACGTTTCCTGTCACATTACCTACTAAAGCACCTCTAAAGTTTTCTGCTTGTATATCAGCTAAAGCAAAAGAAGCATGACTTGTATCGATAAACGCTGAAGCATCTGGCTCTAATGTATAGTTCTTATAAACTTTCCAATATCCATCAGTAGCATCTCTAAAGATACCTGCATGACGATATGTACCATCGTTATAGTTACCAGCAATACCTAAGTCTGGGTTTGATACAGCAGATCCATTGTTAAGATAAATCATATTATCTTCAATAGCTAAGTCTGTAGTATTAAGAGTTACAGTTGTGCCTGAAACAGTTAAGTTTCCATCAATCTGTACACCGTTATTGAATGTAGATAACCCAGTGAATGTTGGTGTTGTAAACATTGTTGCTTTAGATTCATTTGTGACGTTACCTAAACCAATGTTTGTTCTTGCTGCTGCTGTATCCGATAAATCTGATAAGTTATTAGAAGCAATTAACGCACCAGACAAGGATGCAAAAGCTGCTAACCAAGTTGATCCGTTATAAACTTTCATTAAACCAATACCTGTATTAAAATACAAAGCACCAGTAACTAAAGTATTCCCGTCATTATCTACTGTAGGATCTGATGTCTTTGCACCTAAGTAACGGTCATCAAAAGAATCATAAAGAGAAGCTGCACTAGCTGCTGAAGAAGCAGCGTTAGTTTCTGATGTAGCAGCATTGCTTGCACTTGTTGAAGAATTAGATGCTGCAGTAGAAGCATTAGATGCTGATGTAGCAGCTAATTGAGCATTGTATTTAGCAGAGTATTCACCACCTGCTACAGTACCTGAAGTTTTAGTAGCCCAGTCTTGAGCTAATTCAGCAGAAACAATAGAGTTAGTCTCTGCTGTCTGTGCATCAGTAGCACTAGACGCTGCATTAGTAGCTTGAGTAGTAGCTATACCTGCTTGTGTTGTAGCAGTTGAGGCACTGTTACTTGCATTTGTTGCACTTGTAGCAGCATTAGATGCGGAAGTGGCAGCTGCTGAAGCAGAAGATGATGCGTTGCTTGCTTGTGTACTCGCTGTTGAAGCTGAAGAAGCGGAAGCAGTAGCAGAATTACTTGCGTTAGTAGCTGATGTAGCAGCAGCAGAGGCAGAACTAGAAGCGTTGGTCTCACTAGTTGCAGCATTAGTAGCTGATGTATTAGCAGCACTAGCAGAGCTAGAGGCATTAGAAGCAGAAGTACTAGCAGCTGAAGCTGAACTAGCAGCGTTGAAAGCTTGAGTAATAGCAACATCTTTAGATGCAATTGCAATAGCGGATGCCGCTTCTGCATTAGTCTCAGCAGTCTCAGCGTTAGTCTCTGCTGTTTCTGCATTAGTCTCTGCAAGTTCAGCATTGGTTTCAGCTAACTCTGCAGCAGCTTGAGCAGCAAGAGCAGCGTTTTTAGCAGCAATTGCCTCATCTCTAGCTGTGACTGTTATAACTGCTTCTGAAGAAGAATCATTAACAGCATCACCAGCACCACCTGCTCCACGATATATAGCCATTTAAACTTCCTCTGGTTGCTTTGTTTTCTTAGATGTTTTTACTTCTTGTTCTTTAACTTCTGTATATTCAGGATGCTTACGCATTGTGTCGATGTCATGTTGGGATACAAACTCAAATACATTCCCAGTAGCATTATCTTTGAACTTCGCCATTTGAAACTCCTTGTCTTTGTTAAAGACTCCGCAGAGCCCTTAAGAAAGACCCCTCCGAAGAGGGATCAATCAGACTACAACAACTTAAGCTGGAACAGCCAAAGCTACTGCAGAACCGTCACGCAACTCTTTAACACCGAACAATGTATCGGCAGTGAACAAATCACCAAGATATTCTTGTTTGTATTGAGTTTGAGTACGTACGCCCATTTGCTCAACTAGAACTGCGAAGTCCTTGTGACCTAACAAGCAGATACGATCACCGTCAGTTGCAGCGTCAGCGTTGCTAGAAACGAATACTGGTACACCGTAAACGTTACCAACTTCACCTGAACGAATTGTGTTGCTTGAACCGGCTTCACCTACAAAAGCTTGCTCAGTGAAACGCTGAATACCCATCAATGTGTTACGTGTTGATGGAGGAACGATCAAGAAACGACCGTCCATTGGTACATCGCTGTCATCCAAACGCTGAATAGAGCGACGGATAGCTGCGTCAGTCAATGCACCAGCAGTACCTGTGTAAGCAGTTGTACCGTCAGCACCTGAGTAAGCACCAGTGTAAGCAGCTGTACCGTCACCGCCGTTAACACCACGACCCAATTCAAGGATCAATGAGTCAACTTTACGAGCCAAAGCGTAACCAGCGTCGTCTGTGTAGAACTGACGCATAGAAGCCAAAGCTTGAGCAGCTACGATATCTTCGATCATGATTGAGAATTCCCAATGTTGATCGATGTTAACGATAACTTCAGTTGCTGTGTCTGTGTTTAATACAACTTGTGTGTTAGCTGCCTTAGCGTTAGCTGAGCCACGACCCGGTTTAGGAATGTGAACTGCGTCACCTTTCTTACCCTTGAAGCTCATCTTTTTGATAAGGTTTGCTGCTACTAGTTGTTTCTTGTATGTTGCTACAACTTCGTCGCTCCAGACTTCTGGTACGAACTTAGCTGCAGTTGTTACTGTTTGATGTCCTGATCCTAATGCCATTTTTAAATCTCCTAGTTAATTAATTTGGTCTACCTTTGATGCGACCTTCTTGGTACGCTTGTAAGAACTCATCGGCTCTTGCATTGTACTGTTCACGGTCATACATCATTAGCTTCATAATATCTGCATATCTGTAAGTTGGCTTTGATGATTCTCCAGTACCGCCAGTTTGTACACCAGCTGCTTTAATAGCTTGTTTGCGTTGCTGCTCTCCAACTTGTTTAACACCTTCATCAGCTGACTGGATAGTCTGCTCTTTAATTCCTCGTAAGGATTTATAAGTGTCTAACAATTCTAAAGCTGCGTCAGCATCATAGTTATTAGCTGCATCATACAATTGCTTACGTACCTTTGAACCTTGAATCCATTCATTGAACTCATTGCTCTTTGCTACGTCAACAAAATCAGGGTGTTTCTTCTCAATCACTGCTAGTGCTTCTAGTTGCTTTTGGCGAGCTAGTTGCTCTTGCATCTGTTTGAGAACTGGGTTGTTCTCCACTGCCTGATTCACTGCTTGTTTTGGATCGTCAAAAAAATCAATCTCTTGAGCCACAGGCTGTTCTGTATCTTTAGGTTTTACCCTTGCTTCGAGTTGTTGCTTAATCAATTCATCAGCTAACTTCCTAACTTCACCAACTTCTTGGGCTTGTCTACCAATGAGCTTTTCAGCTTCTTGATGCATCTTAACAATTTCCTCTAGGGATTTGCCTTGATACTTACTTGGTATTACAACCTCTTCTTGTAGGTCTTGAGAGTTATCCTCTTGAGGAGTCTCATTGACACTAGTTGTGTCGTCTTGGTTAAATGATTCTTCGTCTTGCAGTTCGATTAGTTCAGCCATTTGTATCTCCTGTCGCTATGCGATTCTAGGATTCTTAAAAATAACTCGGTGTCAAGAGCACACTTATGAGTTACGCTTCTTCTCTTGAGCCAGCTTCTCAGCACGAACACGATTCCACCGGTCATAACTCGATGGGTGATCCCCTGAAAAGGGTTCAAGATAAATGCCACAACCTGTAATTACCTTACTAGCTGTGTCACCACATTCACTACACTCAACAACGGTTACCGTTTCATCCACGAATCGTTCAGTGTTGTGCTTGTCCTTGCATTGAAAGTCAAACAATCGTCTAGCCATTATCAGCCTCTCCTTGAAGCTGGTCGTAGACTTCTCTGCTTGCACTTTCTAGGTTAAGTAACCAATTAATAATTGATAACTCACCCTTCTTAAAATGTAACTGCTCTAAAGTATTAGCACCTTTGATGCTTTCTACTTCAGGCTTCATTAGCTGAACATCTTCTATGAGTTGTTTCCAGCCTTGTGAAGAACACATTGAAAATCGTTCTTCGTAGTAATCTTGTAGTTCTCTATTCATTAACTTTTTCCTTGACTTTGGAGTTAATATGTGTTATACGTGTAACTATTATAACATACTTTTCCCCAAAAGTCAAGTACTTTGTTACATATTTACAACTTTATTTTTATTTTGTAACTCTGCGATTCTTTCATTAGAAGCAATATCTTCTACCTTAATCACACGATCCATTAGCTTCATACGCTTCTCAAACTCATCAGCCATTGGATCAGAAGTATTCTTAGAAGCTGCAGCTAGTAACTTAGCTTGGGCTTCAGCAGGGATGTACTGAGTTTGTACACCAATCTTCTGAGTTTCAGCCATAGCTTTAGCAGCTTCTGCCTGAGCTTTCTGAACCATTGCTTCCTTAGCTGCCATATCAAGCATCTGAGATTGTTGAGCTTGTGGATCTGGCTGAGACATTGCTTGAAGTTGAGCAATAATCTCTTCACGATTTGATAAGCTTGAAGACTTGATGATACCTTGCAACAATACTGGAGTAATTGGGCTGTTGCCTAGAGTCTGCATCAAGCCAACCATCTGTTGTTGTTCGTATTCACGTGCGACCATACCCATAGAAGACACAGGTAAGAAGATAAAGTCTTGAACTGGGTATCTCTCAGGATCAAATTGCATGAATCTCCAAGCAGCTTTCTGAATAAATGGAATCAAGAAGTCTTCTTGGAAGTTAATCAAGGTACGCTTGTTTTTCTTCATCAATCCAGACAAAGCCATAGACAAACCTGCACCAGAAGCTTCACCACCAGCTACCTGTGAAGGCATAGATGCTGAGTCCATAGTACCTGTAGCTTGTAAAAGCATAGACTGGAATGTTTGAGCTGTCTGCATGTTAGCAGGATCAGTGTTACCAAACTTAAACGGCATCATAATCTCGTTAGGATTACCGTTAACTAGTAGGTTCTTACCTGCTTTAACTTCGTACTTCGCACCACGTGGTAGGCGAGTAGCGTCCATAGCCATCATTGGTGCAGTAGTTAGGGCTAAGCTGTCTAAGTGAGCACGAATCTGTGCGTCAACAGCCTTCTGCATGTTGTAGCCCTTCTCAGCTGTACCACGTCCCCAGAAACGACCGGGCATAGAGTCAGCTTGGTAGGCTACAATAGGACGATCTTTCATCATGTAAGGGTTAGCTTCAGCTTTAAGTAGGTGTGCATCGTCTGCAATCACTACAATAGCTTCAACTAAGTCAGCATAGTCATCCATTGCTGAGTCTTCAGGGAATAAATCTACTACTTCACCTTCTTCATTCTCTAATTGCTCTAGGTATTCACGTGGAACTAGACCGTAGTAGCGAATAACACGTAGCTTACCGTCTTGATAGTTTACATCTTCTTGTGTTCTTTCAAGATCTGTGGTAGAATAGCTAGGTTGTATGTCACATTTACGGTAGATTCCGTCTTCCATGCCCTTAACAATCGTATGGAACGACATATATTCTTCTACTGCAACACCTAAAGCGTCGTCAACTGTACGTGCGTTAGGCTCAATAAGGAAGTTACGTGGGTGAATAGGGTTTAGTTCAACTAAGAACTGCTGCTTTTCTGTAACTCCGATAGCTGCTACGTTAGCACCGGGGATTGGTTGTGTAGCTGGAGCTAATACAGTCGTATCTTTGATAGTGATTTCACCAATACCTGTACCGAATAACTCACCAAGTAGGATGATATTATCTAATGATTTCTTAATCTTGCTACGCTTGAAGTCTTCGTGCATTTGTTGCTTGGTTAGTTCTACATCTGCTGGGTTGATATCTTGTTTGTCGTCAACAATATCAAAAAACTCACCACGTCCGAACACTGCTTCACTGATCTCAGCTTGTTTAGCTTCAATAGCTTGTTGCAATGCAGGAGTAACAATACGTGATCTTTCTGATTCACGCATCTTATCTTCAGCAGCCCAGATACCACGGAACAATCTTTCGTATTCGTCCCAATCGTCTAGGTAGTTTACATCACGATGATCTCGCCACTTATCACAGTGACCAACAACAAAGCTAACAATCTCTTTATCAGATTCTGTAACTTCGTATTCTTTATTATCTTCGTAGTTTTCTGCCATGTCTTCCTCGTTTAATAACCGGATATCCAGTCGAGTGGTTCTAAATCTTCTTGATCATCATCAGCAAAGTAACTTGTTACAGCCAACTGATCAATATAACTTAAAGCATCTAGTAAGTCGTCATGAACACCAGTAGTAGGGAACATAACAAACTCGTCCCTAAAATGATCCCAGTCTTCTTCTTCGTTTAGAATAACTTTACCGTGTTCAAAGCGTCCTTGCAAAGCCCAGATAACACGTTCAGTTTTCTTCTTGTTTCCGTGCGTCAAGTCTTCAATATGAGCATACACATTGTTAGACCTCATCAGATCGCTTAAATAGGGCAACACTGCGTTTTTAAGTGATCCTCGTTCTATACCTACACCAGCAGGTTGAAACGCTTTAATGTTCTTTATAATGCGTTGGCAAGTCTCTTTGATATCCCAACGTCCATGTTCGATTTTCCGAACAAACCATTTACCATCTTCTGTGGCTTTAACAACTGCAATAGCTGTCTGGTCAAGTCTTTTCTTAGCCTGAGCATTCATCGATAAGTTCTCGAATCCTGCTAAGTCGATAGCGATGTAGTAGTTACCATCGTTAGGTTCTTCACCGAACTTCAACCATTCTTCTTTGAAGGTGTCAGTACCAGCATTATCAAAGCTTGCTTCGTATTCTTGTTTAAATGCAAATGAACTTAGAGTCTTCTTTGCATTGTCAATCTCTTTTGGATCGATGAGTGGATTGTCTTTGGTAGTAAAGTGCCAAGACTTCCATTCTTCATCGTCACCTGATTCACCTAGGTTATACATATCGTAGAACCAGTTACGTCCTTTAGGTGTACCAATAAATAAAGCTTTACCCTTCTTGTCCGACAGAGCAGCTCTTAGAACCTTTTCCCAAGTATCTGCTTTAATGTCAGCTACTTCGTCCAATACTAGATACGTTAAAGAAACACCACGTAGCGTATCCGGACGGTCAGAACCACGAACATAGATCTTAGCTCCATTGATCAGAGTAATATCCATATTGTTAACGTGGCTAGATGAGATCACCTCTCTTCCGAGTTCCATCAAGAGATCCCAAATAATCTGTCGGGCTTGCCCTTGAGTGGGTGCTACGTACATTACTGCACTACCTTGTGGACAGCGTAGACCTTCTACGAGTAGAGATACTGCAGAGAGTCTTGACTTTCCACAACGTCGTCCAGCTACAATTACTTTGAAGCGAGTGTCGTCACCGTACACCTGCTTCTGCCAAGGGAGTAGTTCAAAGTTAAGATTCATTATAGTCTACGTCCTCGTAGTCATTATCTATAACTTCTGCTGCTTCTACCTTAGCTTCACCAATACCTGTGATGTTAATCGTGACTGCATTCCTTTGACCTTTAGCATCCTTCTCAAACAGGGATGTAGGTAAGACACGATCCATACACATCTTCAATGCTGCCATCTGTCCTGCATGATTGTCGTCCATAGCAATAGACACAATCTTATTAATAACCTTGTTACCTGTAGTACTCAAGAGTCTAGCTTTCATCTCTTGAATTCTAGCAGCGTCTCCTGCTGGTCTACCAACTTTACCTCTATTGCCCATCTTCTTAGATTCGACAAGTGCCTTCGGTGGTCTTCCTCTCCGAGGCTTTGTTGGTTCTAAGACAGGATCTTTGATGTTGATAGACACTGTATTGTTATTGTCTTCTTTCAATCTTTTTCCTTTAAGGAGATCTACTTTAATGTTACTACTAAAGTTACTTTAAAGTTTACTTTGATGTTGCTTTAAAGTTAACTTATATAGTTATATTATTAATATAGTTATTACTTACTAAGTTACTTCTATGCTCTATAGTAGTATTATATCATACTTTTATTGATTTGTCAAGTACTTTGTGAACTTTATTTTCATAGTGTTTCTTAAAGTATACACTTAGTAAGAATTGTATAGTATACGATACATAGATAGGTACATTATGTGTACACGTTCATAGTGATGTGTACGAAATGTTCGAATAAACGTACATATGTCCTTACTATGCGGAGGAGTTCTTGGGTATAGGGAAGCTGAGTTAGAGACGTTAGTGACTACTAACATAGTAGATGTACTCTAATGTAGCCTACGGTGCACATCTTAGCCTCTGGTGAACATAGTCCTTTAGAGGTCATTAGAGCCTCTTAGAGCAATTATCAATATAAAGTAATACCTAGGATAGGGTGGACTCATAAAACTCAATAGAGAGCGTTTAAAGAGGTTTCCTTGGTTTTCCTTTTTGGGTGCTTATGAGGGATCATTAATATATACTACCACGTGCACCCCCTCCCCCGATAACTTTATAGTCATTGTCGATAACTTTATAGTCTTATATAAGACATAAGATATAACACATAAGACATATGACATAAGATGTAAGACATGAGAGTCTATGATGCACCCTATAACGTATCCTATCGAGTAACCTGCAACACTTAAAGTCTTAATAGTTTATCTAATAACATTATATAATTATATATACTATAACGTATTGATATCATTGTATAAATAACCCTACACTGTACTCAAGTATTCATGCCATTAATCAACGATAGAATTAAACTATCAAGCTCATGAGTATCATTAATAAATACAATTAGACTTATTTAAAAACATGCCTATAATTCATTACATCAACAACAAGAAAGGGTTACAAAATGAATACAGTTAAGACGCTACTAAAGGATATCAAAAAAGCGAAGGCGGTTTATGGCTATGTTGCATATAACAAGCATGATGGTGAATACTTGCAATTGGTTAAGAAGGACGCTCTTGCAATTTTTATTAGAATGTCTGAAAATGAGCCAGTGCACTATAAATTTGACAATGAATTTTTATATATCAACTAATCGGGGGTTTTATGACTAAGCAACAACTAAAGCAATACCAAAACGTTTCAATTTATGATATCCTAGGTTCGTCTATTCTAGGTGCTACAATTGGAGGCATTCTCGCATTCGTATACATTGGAGGGTTTTAATATGTACGTTATATATTACAAAATCGATGAGTTATCACCTTGGAGAGAAGCGGATAGTTTTGACTCGCAAGATGATGCTATTGAGTCTTGCGGAGAATACTTGTATGATGGATACATTGTAAGAATTGAGGAGGAATAAAATGACTGTAAAACTAAGTAAGACTAGTAAACTCGACGGGATAATGTCTTGGTCACTTAACGCCTTGGATACCTGCCAAGGTTCAATTGGTAAGGACGGCAATCTAGTACCTGCTTGCCAAGGGTGCTACGCAACAACGGGTAATTATCGTTTTCCCAATGTGAAAGCTCCAAGAGAATTTAATAAGCAAGACTGGAAACGTGATACATGGGTGAGTGACATGGTAACGGCTTTAGACTTATCAAGATACTTTAGATTCTTCGATAGCGGTGACATGTACTCTATCGATTTAGCGGAAAAGATTCTAGAATTATGCTCACGTG